GTCGAAGCCGATCACGCCGCCCATCGGGGCCAGCCGCAGCTGGCCGCCCGCCGCCTGCACCAGGTCCCGCACCTGTCGGCCCTCGAGCGTCAGCGGCCGCTCTTGCGTTTGCGGGCAGTCCGGGCACGGCCCCTGGCACCCTGCGCAGTACTCCGCGCCCCCGCCCCAGACCCAGGCTGCGAGGGCGCAGAGGCGTTTTTTTCCTGCTCCAGCAGCAGCCCCCTCTGGACGTAGCGGGTCTGGAACGCCTCGAAGATCGGCCAGATGTCCATCAGCGCGGGGATCGTCTCGGGCCCGGGGTCCACGGGCGCGCCCTTCGCATCGCCCACACCCTCCCAGTCCACGATCGCGAGCCGGGCCAATGCCACCGCGAAGGGGATCGCCACCGCCTCGTCGGTCGCGCGCGACGCCTCCGCGTCGTCGCCCTCACCGGGCACGGTCTCCAGCGCCGCGACCACGTCGGAGTCGCGGCGCGCCTCGGCCATCAGCGCGGTGGTGATCGGCAGGAGTTTCAGGCGCACGCCGCCCGGCATGTCGTGCCAGGCGGGTTTGCGGGTCATGTCGAGTCGGAGCATCAATACTGGTCCACGTCGTTGATGAGGGTTGCGGTGGCCATGCGGCCGGTGCCGGGATCGCGCGCGGCCTGCCAGTCGAAGGTCGCCTGGATGCCCTGCGGCCCGTCGATCCCGATGCGCGGGCGCGGCAGGTAGACGGCATGCGCGGTCAGCGTGAAGCTCTCGCCCGAGGGCAGCGCATAGCCGAACACCAGCTCGCAAGCCGCCCCGTCGATCGCTTGTTGCAGCAGCGTCTCGTCGGCGAAGCGGACCACCACGTTGCCGGTGAGCGCGGCGATGCCGGGCTCCACGCCCGCGATCTTGCCGTCGGCACGGATCGTCTCCACCCGGTCGAGGTTGTTGGCGTAGGTGATCTCGGCCGAGACCAGGTTGCCGAGCGCCGTGCCGTTGCGCTGGACGCTGCCGTTGAAGCTGCCGAAGCGCCTGAGCGCGGGCTCGGTCAGGGTACCGGCCTGGCTCGCAGCACTCTTGTCCTCGCCCTGCGCGATCACGCCGACCGTCGCGGTCACGAGGCCCGAGCGCTCCATCGACCATTGCAGCTGATTGACCCGGCAGCCGGGATACATGGCGTAATGCGGCACCTCCGGCAGGCCCTTTTCCAGCGCGAAGCTCGGCAGATCCCAGGCGCCCGACTGGAATTCGTGGGTGTAGGGCCCGGTGCCGCTGGTCGAGGGCGCCCCGAAGGCGGCCTTGAGCCAGTAGCCCCAGGCCTCCGCGTCGATCGGGACCACCACGTCGCCATCGGCGGTGATGGCATCCTTGACCGGGGCCAGCGGATCGCGGCCGTAGCCCAGCAGCTCGGAGTCGAGCAGCGGCTGTTCGGCCGCGACGGTCAGCCCCGGCGCGAACGGCATGCGGATGAAACCGCTCGCGGGCGGCGCGCCGTAGGTGGTCTCGAAGCCGAGCGCCAGCCGCGCCCGCGCCCCAAGGGATCGTGCCATGGTGGTCTCCTTTTGCAAAAAGGATCGGCCCGCGGAGCGGGTCCGCGGGCCGGTCGGTCAGTGGTCGGGTTACGGGGGTCGTCTGCGCTGCGCTCAGCTCAGCGGGTCGTCCAACGTGTAGTGCAGCACCACCGCGATGGTGGCCGCCTTCAGGCTCGCCGCGCCCTCGACCGGCAGGTCCACAGGGCGCGGCGCCTCGGCCTCCACCCAGTCGCACAGCCCGCCCAGCGTCCGGTCGGCGGCGAGCGCCGCGCCGATGCTGGCGGTCAGCGTGTCGAAGGCTGCGTCACGATCGGCGCCCTGCACGACCGCCTCGATCTCGGCCCGGTGCTGATAGACGTAGGCGAGCGGCGACAGCGTCACCTCGGGCTCCCCCGGCTCGCCATCCCGCAGGATCAGCAGGCCGTCGGCCGGAACACGCTCGGGCAGCACCTCGCCGCGCAGGGCGGTGGCGGGCAGCGCCGAGAGCCGCGCGTGCAGCGTGGAAAGGATGGTTTCGCGAGGGGTGGGGATGGAGGGTCTCTTCGATGTCCGAACCACCTGAGCGTGGGCGGCTTGGCCTTTACAATTCTTGACAGTTTCGGGGCGTTGCCGGTAACTGAAGCTATGGGGATTGCGAGCTCCCCACGAGGCGCCAGCCGAAGATCGCGTTCCTTTTCAACCCCGGCGACGGAGGAACGCACATGCCTGCGCCCAATGCCATTTCGTTCGACAAGCTCACCCGCATCATCGGAACCCCCCGCGCACCGCTCCTGCTCGATGTGCGGTCGGAGGAAGATTTCGCCGCCGATCCGCGATTGCTCCCCGGTGCCGCCCGGATCGACGACCAGGCGCTCGCCGCCCTCGCGACGCAGCTCGGCGGGCAGCCGTCGATCGCCGTCTGTCAGGCCGGTCACCGGCGCAGCCAGGGCACGGCTGCCTGGCTTCGCGCCGAAGGCTGCGCTTCGGAATATCTCGACGGCGGGTTCGAGGCCTGGCGGTCGGCCGGGCTGCCGCTGATCGATCCCGCGAAACTGCCCGCGCGCGACGCGCAGGGCCGTACCGTCTGGGTCACACGGTCGCGGCCCAAGATCGACCGCATCGCCTGTCCATGGCTGATCCGGCGCTTTCTCGACCCCCGCGCCGTCATCCTGTTCGTGGCGCCCGCCGAGGTGGTGGGCGTCGCAGAACGCTACAACGCGGCGCCCTTCGACATCGAGGACGTGTTCTGGAGCCACCGGGGCGAGCTCTGCACTTTCGACGTGATGCTGGCCGAGTTCGGCCTTGGCATTCCCGCCCTCGACCGGCTGGCCGCCACCGTCCGCGGGGCGGATACCGCCCGGCTTGATCTCGCTCCGGAGTCCGCTGGTCTGCTGGCCGCCTCGCTCGGCCTGTCGCGGATGTATTCCGACGATCTGGAACAGCTCGACGCCGGAATGCTGCTCTACGACGCCTTCTATCGCTGGGCGCGGGACGCGACCGACGAGATCCACAACTGGCCCACGAACAAGCCGAGGGCCGACTGATGCAGGACTGCGCATATCCCACTCTGGCCGCGGCTACCCGCATCTGGGCCCGCATCGGCCTTCTGAGTTTCGGCGGCCCCGCCGGACAGATCGCACTCATGCACCGCATTCTCGTCGAGGAGCAGCGCTGGCTGGGCGAGAAGCGATTTCTCCATGCGCTGAACTACTGCATGCTGACGCCCGGCCCGGAGGCGATGCAGCTTGCCGTCTATATCGGCTGGCTGATGCACCGCACGCTGGGCGGCATCATCGCGGGCGTCCTGTTCGTGCTGCCCGGCGTCGCGGCGATCATGGCGCTGAGCTGGATCTACGCGCTCTACGGCAATATCGGACCGGTCGAGGCGCTGTTCTTCGGGCTCAAGGCGGCGGTGCTGGCCATCGTCGTGCAGGCCGTCATCCGTATAGGTGCGCGGGCGCTGCGAAACGGCGCGATGATCGCGATTGCCGCAGGCGCATTCGTGGCGATCTTCGGATTCGGCGTGCCGTTTCCACTGATCATACTTGTTGCTGGCCTGATCGGGTTCTTCGGCGCACGCGCCGGCCTGCCCGCGTTTCACGGCGGCGGGGGACATGGCAAGGTCGGCAACGTCCAGGTCGATGACGCCGATACTCTGCTGGGCGAGGAATCGCCCGAGCATACCGAGGTCAGTCGGGGCTATGCCTTCCGTATCTCGGCCGTGTTCCTCGTGCTCTGGCTGGCGCCGGTCGCCCTGCTGTTCGCCGCTCTCGGTCCTGCCAATGTCTTCGCCCAGATCGCGGGCTTCTTCAGCGTCATGGCCGTCGTGACCTTCGGCGGCGCCTACGCGGTGCTGGCCTATGTCGCACAGGAGGCGGTGCAGAACTTCGGCTGGCTCGCCCCCGGAGAGATGCTCGACGGCCTCGGCATGGCGGAAACGACGCCCGGCCCGCTGATCATGGTGACGCAGTTCGTGGGCTTCATGGGCGCCTTCCGCGATGCGGGCGGCCTGTCGCCGCTGATGGCGGCAACGCTCGGCGGGCTGTTGACGACGTGGGTGACCTTCGTTCCCTGCTTTCTGTGGATCTTCCTCGGCGCGCCCTTCATCGAGAGGTTGCGCGACAACGCGGTGCTGACCGCCGCCCTGACCGCGATTACGGCCGCCGTCGTCGGCGTCATCCTGAACCTCGCGGTCTGGTTCGGTCTGCACGTCGTCTGCGAGGAGGTCCGGACCCTTACAGCGCTCGGCCTCGATCTCGATGTGCCGGTCTGGTCCACGGTCAACCTGGCGGCTGCGGCGCTGGTGCTCGCCGCGCTCGGGGCTGTCTTCCGCTTCAGGCTTGGCCCGGTGACGGTTCTTGCCGGCTCGGCGCTCGCGGGCATAGCGCTTGCGTTGATGGGCCTGACTTGAAGCATCCATCGCAATCGCGCTGATCATAGTTTCGCGTCCACCCAGTTCTCCACGATCAGCCCCGGCACGCTGTCGTGCGCGCGCTCGGCGTCCCGGTCGAGGTCGAGCCGCTTGGGCAGCTTGACCTGAGGCACCAGAAGGAAGATCGGCGCGGTGACCTGGTTGCGGCCGGTCTTCGCGCGGGACGCCACCGCCTGTCCGCGGGTGTTTATGCGGGCACGGTCGGCGACCAGCAGGCTCGGCCCGCGCCGACGGTAGACGAAGCGGAGGCGCAGGCCCCGGCGGCGCTCCCACTCGCCGGGGGTGATCTTGCCGCCACGCAGGCCGCGGCCGGCGGCGGGCGTCGGGATCGCGAGCCAGAAGCCGGTCTTCGAGCGGATCAGCGGGCCGGTATCGTGGGCGCCGACGATGGCGGGGGCCTTCGACCAGACCAGCGACGCCGCGCCGATGCTGGTGGTGCCCTTGGGCCATGTCTCCGCGCGGATGCTTCTGGCGAGCCGCTGGCCCAGCCCCGCGCCGGTGATCTGACGGCGCCAGTCGGTCTTGAGCTGCCCGCCGGCCTCGCGCATGGCCGTGGTTACTGCGCGCTCGCCCGCTTTGATCTCCGCAGCCATGAGCGCGGCGAGGTCCGGCGTGACATCGAGCTTCAGTTTCATGCCGGGCGCAGGTCCACGGTCCAGACGAGACGCTCGCGGTCGCGGACGGGCTCGCCCTGGACGAGGAAGGGCTCGTCGTCGATCTCGATGCGGTCGCCCGGGCGCGGAGTCGGGACTTCCGCAACGCGCAGATCCAGCCGTGTGGTCTCCGACCAGATGCGCGCGTCGCCGAAGCCGGTGGTCTCGTCTGCGCGGCGCGTCACCGCCCGGACGAGGACGGGTGCACCGCCCTCGGGCGTATAGACGGCCTCGCGGGCGATGTTGTCGTCGGCGAAGAGCGCGTCGAGCGCAATGGCGACGGCCGTCATCAGGTCCGCCGCGCGCTGCGCAGCACTTGGGGCCGCGTGCAGATCGGCAGCGGGTTGCTCTCGATCTCGAGCCGCACCCATTCGTCGCGGTCGCGATCCGGGATCATCCGCGCATAGAGCGGCAGGCCGACGGTGTTGACCGTCTCGAAGGTATCGGCGGGGGCGTAGTAGATCTCGAACAGCCCCTCGACGCCCTCGGGGTAGAAGTAGGCCTTGTCGGTGGGCACGCCGAAGCCGAGGCCCCCACGGTACCGGCGGAAGGTGATGCCGCCGAAGCTGACCTCCTCGCCCACGCGGCCCCGCAGATCGGCCGCCGCGGCGGTGTTGAGGTAGGTCTCGCGCACCTCCTTGTGGGCCACGAGATCGGCGAAGAAGGCCGAACCGCATTCGGCGCGGATCCGCACCTGGCCGGCGGCGAGCCCGCCAAGGCTGTCCTCGACGCTCTCGATCAGCGCCTGGCAGCGCTTGCGCAGCGCGCCCGAGGCCGGGGAGGTGTTGTCGAGGTCGAAGTCGACCTCCGCCGCGGGCGTGATGCCGAACTCGGCGTGGTAGTCGATCACGGTGGCGCCATCCCTGGGGTCCTTCACCACGCCCTGAATGCCGTTGAAGAGGTGGAACTCGAAGGTGGCCTCGGCGTCGTTGCGGAGCCGGCCGAGCTTGCGCGCGACCTCGGCCTGGACCTGCTGGACCGCGGTCTCCGAGCCGAAGTCGCGGATGGACTGGATTTCCGAGGCCCAGAGCACGTCCTGCTTCTTGAACTGGCGGCACACAAACGCCCGCATCTCGCGGCGTTCAGGCGTCTGGGACTCAAAGGCCGAGCCCCGCTCCGAGAACGGGATCAGCGACAGCGTGCCGTCGCGGCTCTCGATCATCACGGTGCGCGCGCGCACGCCGCGCGGGCTGAAGAGGGCCGAGCCCGAGAGCAACGCCGGCTTGTAGGGGATGTTCTCGAGCGCGCGGGTGAGCTCGACGATGGTGAAGGCATCGCCTTCGAAGATGTCCATGGTGGCCATGAGGATGCCTCCTGTCTGGAGCGCGCCCAGCAAAAGTGGATGCCGGTTTTGCGTCCGGACGCGCGTGAATAAGGGGATTGGGTCAGCGGACGAGGATGCCCGCGGCGAGGAGCGCGGTATGGGCGGCCGTGATCTCGCCCTCGCTGGGCGTGCCGGCGAATACGAGATCGTGGCGGTTGACGATGGCGGGCCCTCGGACGACCGCGACCGCCGGTGCGTCGCCACCGCTCGCATCCGCCTTGCCCCAGAGCACGGCGACGGCGGTCTCGGTGCCGTCGACGGCCGCCGGGTCGTGGGCAGCGTACTTGCCCGAGGCGGTGATCTTGCCGAGCACCGTGCCGGGCTCGAGCGTGCCCGCGGCGACGGTGATCGTCTCGCGGGTGTAGTCGCGGAAGGCTTCCCAGACGAGGAAGCCGCCGGGGTGTTTGCCTTCGACCAGCGTGGTCATGGTGTCATCCTTTCAGCTTGAAGGTGCGGGCGACGATCTCGCCCCAGGGGCGCGC